ATCGTAGGTTCCTGTGAACTTGACTTGATCTTCTGGATTCACCGAAGTCGTGTCTTTGTCAGTGTAAGTTACTGCAGGCTCAAGCTGATATGCAAACCTGTCTCTACTGGTTGCAGTAAGATATCTGTCTTTTACTGCCCTGGTGTAGGCATCCTGTTTGCCGATGTATCCATCCAACCTCTGTAACTGACCTTTCTGAACCAATGGGTCCATTGTGCTTGATAGGAACCTCTGGTTTGTGTCGGTCCTGTAAAAGGCAGGTAGATGCTGAACTGTTCGTCTATATTCGTTGTTGCCTTGCTTGACAACTTCGTTATTGGTTAATGCGTTTGTTGGATTGTCAGCCATTAGTATCCAGCTCCACTACTGCCGGAACTTGATCCCGAGCCTGTTGTAGTGGAGCCTGACACTGCTGATCCTGATGTTGTGTTTGTCGTGGCAGTTGATGTTGAGGTTACCACAGTACCCGAAGCCGCCAATTGGTTGGCTCCTAAAGCACTGATAATAGAAACATCATCAACGGTGGCCCCACTGATAAAAATCTCGTCTGCCGCACAATTAATTTGGAATAGAGAACCAAACGTCTGTCCTGATTGATTTGGCACTATCACTGCTGTCAATAAATCTGGAGCAAGTTGATTGTGTATGTAAGCGGCTAATTCTGTAAAGTAAAAAGTATCTCCAAAATCCCAGTTGTCTAAGGCAAAAAATTCATTTATTGCGGCAATGACTCTTGTCTTGATCACTGCGTCTGTTATGTTTGTTTTTGTATTTTTAACAACTTTAAACGTTGCCTGTAATTCTTCATCTGCATTTGTGCCGAAAAGTATTTTGTATTTTACTGGATGGTACACTATCTGATCAGAAAGAGATTTAAGCGGATTTAAAGTGCCTGCATAGTTTATTCTCAATTGGTCTGTTGTAGATGTAATTGGTTTCGTGCCTCCGTCCTGTAACCATATCCTAAATAGATTGTCGTATGTTCTTTCCAATAGATAGACATCCACTATATTTGAAACACTTGGGTCTATCCTAGTTTCCTGGCCCGCATTGTGTTTGTATTGGAAACTTAATGAACTTCTGCCTCTCCTTGCCCGGTAGTCTGTTGTGGTCGAAAGAGTGTTTGTTGAAGAACTGTATTTTTTAATCACATCCTCGTCTGAGGCATAGAAGTAAAATAATTGGTTATCCGAATAAGTTGTTGAACTCAGTGTAATGTCAGCTTCGTTCTCGGATACAACAAAGTTTGTCGCCGCGTATGGTCTAAATCTTTCAATGGTGTCGTATGATATGTACTTTTCAAAAAATACAAATTTAGTGCTTTCGGATAAGGTTGGCTCTACCACGATATCAAAAAGTTCTGGATTGTCCACCACACCGTCGTCATCGTCATCAAAGAATCCGACTTTGACTTTCCTGTTGTCATTGAACCCATCTGCTTCTGTGACCACGTCAACAACCTGCCATGTGATTGGATATCCTATGCTGTTGCCGGTAGACACAATTGAATTTGTTTTTAAAATTTTTACAGAGTCCTTTACACTTTTTCCTGTTTTGTAATCATAGATTCTTTCATCAAGGTCATAATGAAATTTATTCTGCGATTCTGACTCAAATATGTAATCTAATTTCCTGTACTGCACAGTGTAGGTATTTCCGTCGTTTGTAAATTTGAACCACCAGCTGGCATCTAAGTTGGTGCCTGCTGTGCTTCCTGTGTCATTCAGACTGAATACTGCACTTGTACTTAGGTTAGTGCTTGTAATAACCTTCCATGTTTCTGTGTCTACATCATACCTGATTCCAAAATCCTCATACGCTTCAATTCTGTCAATGATGTTTGATTCCAGTGTTGTTGAAAATGATGTTGTGAAATTTGGTATGATAGCGTTTATTACTGATCCATCAGGAATGATATTGCTAAGTGTTACTGGGCCTAGTCCAGACTCCAGATTTCCTACACCACCATTTGCACCATCTCCTGATACAGCGCCTATCTTGGTCCATGCTCTGTCCTCTGCATTGTCAGTGCCTGCGGTCACTAGTTTGTCATTTAAAAATTCTCTTGTGTCTGGAGACGTAAATTTTATGATTGCACCTGCCTTAGCATATTTTAGATTCGAAGTTGCAAAGTCACCTAATACCAGAGCGCCACCTGACGTTATGTAACCTGTATTGGTGTTTGTAGATGTAGTGGTCGAATTCCACGTGGCAGAAAGTGTGCTAACATCTTTTGTGCCATATTTAAAATAATAAAAGTGTCTGGCATAGGCTTGTTTTAATTTTGCCTCTACCGATGAATCCACAATAGTTTGTATCTCACTCCTGTTGTTGAAAGTAAAAGTAAACTGTTCCGTTGACTCTTCTCTGTAAAGTATACCGTCCTCTGCGAATACCGAAACATTTGAATAGGCACCCGTTGGATCTAAAATTTCTTTTGCACGTGATATACCAGAAGCTGACCTGTTGACTGATCTTACTTTCACTATCTCCTGGGAAGTCGACAATGGAACAACTTGGTAATCTTCTGCTGTTATCATTCTGTTCTGTGAGTAATACACTTGTGGGGCTTTTTCCTTGATTGAATCATTTGATTCTGTGGCCGCCGCATTGTACACAGAAGATTTCAAACTGACTGACATTGATAAAGTTTGTTGTGCACCGTTGGCATCTGTGTAAGGCACGGTCAACTGTATATTTTGCATGTCCGCAGGCTGTATGGCATATTTTGCATTGTCACTCGTTCTATAATAAAGTCTAAAATTTCCTAGAGGCAGGTTAGAGAAGTTTCCGTCTCCAAACACTAGATCGATGGCGTCATCATTTTTCGTAACTACGTTATACGTGTTTCTCTCAGATTTAGATAATGAATTGTAAATGGCATTGTTACCGGAAAGAGATGGAACTTTTTTCCATGCTTCCGCAAACTGACCAAATTGATCTAACTTGTATAAAAAAATATCTGTGTCATTTACGTTAGATGTTGCAAAACTTTTCACGTAATTTGTTATTGCAGTATCCACTGTAAACTCTTCATTTAGCATAGTGCCTTGTTTGAACAGGAAGAAGAATCCTGTGTTGTTTGAACTGTCTCCGGATCCATCCGACCTATAAGTGTACGTAAGTCCTGTGCCAGGCACAGGCGATGCCTCATATATTGCGTCTGAATCTATTGTGGTGCTTGGAACAATTTCGAATGTTCTCCCTATGCCACCAACTGATTTAGTAAAACTGAATATCGGAAGGTCCAACTGATTTGAACTCAGTGTGTAGACTTCCGTGTCTATTCCACCAATGGAAGCTGTCTCCCTGGGTTTACCAAACAGTTGTCCTGATTGGTTAGCGGCATTCAAAATGGCAGTGAACTGTTCCCTGTAATTAGAATTCGCACTGTCGTTCCAAATTATGTTTGAGTTTGCCAGGTTAGTACCTGATGAGTCATTGACATCTTGTGTTGTCGAAATGGAATCGATCTTCAATAATCCAGTTGCAGGTTTATTTCTTTTTGCGTTATAGTTGATGAGCCTTGCCAATCTCAAGACCGAGTTCCTTCTTTCTGCTGTTTCTAGGAAATTCTCTCTTGCATTTAGGTCAACCCTAAATGATAGTGCTTGAGCCACGTAGGCTATAAGATCGATCAGGGCAACGTACTCTGAACTCTCTACAAAATCATTGAAATCGTCTGGGTAATTCTCACGCAGATATGACACCATGGTCCTTCTCAGGGTCTCAAAGTCGTAGCTTTTGAAATCTGCCTGTTGGAAGGCCTGGTAGATCTTTCTCCAATCTTCCGCTACTAGTAATCTGTTCTGTCTATCTGTTGTGGCCATCGTATATACAATGGTATTTATGTGTTAGGAAATATGCGTATATTAAGATAGGCGTAACAACGAATTCTCATCGAAGTTGAAACGCAGTTTCTCGGTGATGTTGAGTGGAACGTATGTCAGCGTGGCTTGTATGGCCAGTCCTTTGTCCGCTTCTGTTACCAAAATTTCGGTGGCTGTTATCCTCGGATCTGCGTTTAGATTTGCAGTAACATCGTCCAATACAGCTTCTTTCAGCTGTTCTGTGAAAGGCTCGAATATTGCATCGTACACTATTGTGCCAAATTCAGGATTTTCAACCCGTTCACCTTTCCTCACTGATAGTCTGTTGATGAGATCTTGCTTGGCAACTTCAAAGTCATACAGCTTGAAGTTCTTCTTTTCGGCACGTGAACTGAAACCCTTGAAAGTTATTCCTCCGCCGGCTCCTGATCCTGATGTGTTATCTCCATATGCCATTTAGTTCAATCTCCTGTATTCTACGTCCACCTTGTTGTAGTTTACCGCGTAGTATCCTGTGTCTGTCATGTGCCTCGCCCATGGAACTTCTTGTGCCATGACACCAATGTATCTTCCAGGCAACTGTTTGTATTTAAACGAATAGATGTTTATTCCGCTTGGTGATTTTCCTACATACCTTATTTCCTCTTTTAATCTGGCATCACTGAACTTGAATCCACTGAAGAATGATTTCACTGCACCACCTATCTTGCCAAGATTTTGCTTGATTGCTGTGCCAAATCCGCTGGTCGACAGTGCGGTACGCATCTCGTTGGGATTGGCTGTGTCCAGGCCTTTGAACTTGGCAATGCCTCTGGTGACCAGACCCTTGACCTGGCTTATTGCAGTCACCTGACCACCTATCACACTCTTGTAGTTTTGTGTAATGCTGTTTAGGTTAGCTATAGTGGCGTCTACGTTTCCAGCGGATAGATTTTTTGTAAGGCCATCTACTGAGTTCAAACTAGTGTTCA